TAACTATACCGGGTTCTGTGATCTGTCCACTATCCATAAGCTGTTCTATGGCGGCAATAGTGAGGACGGTCTTGCCTAAACCTAGGTCGTATGCAACAAGCATTTTCTTTCGAGCAATCATTTTATTGACTGCTTCGGGCTGATAAGGAAGAAGAGTCCCAGTAAAAGTCATTTGATAGCCATCCTCCCTAGAACACAGTGCTTGGCATTCTCTAGGCCCCAGTCTATCTGATCTAGAGTCAAATCGCCAATGTCCTTTTTGTCCGAATCCCCGTAATTAAAGAACCAACACTCAATCCCTAGCTTTCTAAAAGAATCTAATAAAAAGTTACTAGCCTTTATTCCGGCCGGATCGTTGTCCATAGCGATTACCAGGGTATCTGCTCTACGCATGATCTCAATCTGATCTGCGCTAACTATGGCTCCACAGGTAGCTACGCCACCGGAGATCCCCAAAGATTTTAATTTGACGGCGTCTAAAGGAGACTCAACAACAATCATCTGCCCTGGCTCCCAGATATCTAAACCAAATAAAGTTTTTGATTTTGGGATGCCTGGAGGGCGATTAAAAAATCTTCTAGATATGTGGCCCTTCTCCTGCCACCCCAAAAGTTTTTTATGGTCGACTGAGCGTATAGGCAGAACCCAAGTAGAGTCAGACTCTCTCCACCTAACCCCGTACAAATTGCATGCCTCAACAGTCAGATCACGATCTTTAGCTGCCCATTCAGGCACATCCTTAAAGATTGCTAAGCGAGCCTCGCTCATAGGAACTAGCTTGGGCAGATGTATGTAGGTCTTTCTAGCCTCATCTAGCTGCTTAGACAGCAGTTCCCAATCTACCTCTACATTTGATCTAAGCCATTGTTTGGCCTTTTCTAGATCCCCGTACTCTAGAAGATCAGAAATTAAAGTTAGTAGGTTGCCCTTGTAGCCGCAAGAGAAACAATGGTGAGCACCAGTCTCTGAATTTATAGACCACGAAGGGTTAGCGTCTTCTTTGCCTACCCTGTACTTGTGCATAGGGCAAGTAGCAAACAATTCGCTGCGTCTTTCGGTACTGTCTATACCTAAACGAAGTAAAGCTTTTTCTATGTCCCCTTCTTTATAAAACATTAGTGCCTATCCAAGGGTGTAGGAGCTGTTGCGTAAGTTCCGCATACAGAGCATTCCATATCTAAGAAGTACGTTGCAATCTCATAGTCATCAAAGCAAGCTTTGACATTCCAGATGTTTGACTCACATACCGGACACTCGTGAAGGATTTCTTTTTCATAATCCATAGACCCCGTGTAATCCGGCTTGAGTTCACGAATAGACTTTTTCATACTTCCTTCTATTGGATCTAAGTCTCTGACGTTCTCTCGGGGTTGTGGCGCCCCATATTCCGTCCAAATCCGCATTAGATATCGCGTAGTCGAGGCAGTCAGAGATAAGAGGGCACTGATTACAGACAGCTTTAGCAGCGTTAACTTTAGCCCGAGCAGTGTAATCTTCCGGAAAAAATAATTCCGGATCTTCTTTTTTACAGAGCTGACGGCCATCATACGGATAATGAAGATCCATATTCCTCAAACCTTCCCTCTTCCCAATCCCAGAGTAGCTCTACTTCCGCAGGGCCACAGTTGCGACTTGCAACAATTTTTAACAATCTAGAAGTGTCATCTGTTTCGTCTTGCCGCTGTAATCCGAATATAACGTCTGAGTCTTGGAAGAAAGATGATGAGTAACCAATGGAATCTGCAGTTACCTGTCCTCTACGCATCTTGTGAGTCAGCACCTGAGTAGTAATAACTATTGGCTTCTCATGCTGTTGTGCGAGGCGCTTCATAGACCTGCTTATATTTGTAAGAGCTAGAGGAGTAGTCATCTCCCCTGTCATCTCATCTACCATCAAGTAAACGCCGTCAACAAAAATAATATCGGGCTGAAGCTTTTCTATCTTTAAAGATAAAGTGCTTATGGTCTGAGCTGACACGGACTCGGTTAGGAAGAAGTTGTGCATGTTCTCCATCTTCTCCAAGGTTCGCTTGTATCGTATTTCTTCTTCAGGCTTAAGTGCTCCACGCATTAAACGACCACTGGAGATGTGAGCACGCATCGCATCATGACGACGTTGTTGCTCTATGTTGCTCATCTCAAAAGATTGGAACATAGGAACAAACCCGTCTTCGTGGACGTTTACTGCCATTTGCATAGCCAGAACTGATTTACCAGTTTTGGGTGGAGCAATAATTGTGATGAGCTGTCCTGGCTGTAAGCCAGCAGTAGCAAAGTCCATAACCTGAAAACCGGTAGCCATTCCAAGCAAACCGTTAGGCCTGGTCTTTACATTGAGGTACTCATCAAATCTTTTTAAAGGATCTCTTGTAAGGTTTATATCAGTTACTTGAGATACGCCTTCTTCAGTTAACTTTGCAACACCAGCACCCATAAGAGTGAGGGCTTCGTGATGATCTCCAGAAGAAATAGCGTCTGCAGCTAACTGAACTACTTCTATAGTCTTCTGACGTTTTCTATACTCAATTAACTGATCTAGAAGATATAAAGAACTATCTTGTACATCTAAAAGTCTGTATGTCGGAAAGTTATCTTTTACTGTTACCGCGGTAGGTACTTCGCTGTACTTCTTCCAATGATCGTGTATGAATCTCCATACAGCCCGGTTATCGTCTACATAAAACCAATCGTCGCGGATACCGCGCTCTAGCAATGGCGCGATGTCTCTATCACGTATGGCTTTTGATATAAGCCGTACTTCGTTATCCGCTGCCACTAAATGCTCCTACCAATATCTATAAATTTGCTGCCATATCTTAAACCCCTGTCGGGCAAATCCACAACTCCCATAAGTTCTGGTCTATAAGGAAGCTCACGAACTAGGTCTGATATGGATTGATACGCGACGTAGTAGTTAAATGGATTGGTACCTAGATTGTCAAGATCGTCTTGGATCTCTTTCATCTCTTTCTTTGTGTAACCAAATCCAACTAACTCAAGTACATAGTTATATCTTTCTGCGTACCTCCAGAATAAAGACAGGGCCTGCCTGTTATAGGTAACCTCTTCTTCAAAGACGGGGATACCAAAGACTCGTTTAACGTTAGGCTTTTTATCTATTATGCAGTCTAAAGTAACCGCAACTCTTAGCGGAACTTCGTTTGAAATATCCCCCCCTCTCAAGATTAAATAACCTCTATCTTTCCGTACTTCATAAGTAGATTTCTAAATTCATCATCAGATTCTTTTGCTTTTTTTATTGCAGAATCTGGAGTTGCTTTATCTACTTGGATTGGAAAAACTCCTCTTTCTAAACCTCTCTCACACCAAGTAACGTGCTTGCATTTTTTGCGTTGTTTAAAACCATCGCAAGTACAAGACAGGTTTGCTTCTGTATCAGTAGAAACTTCTTCTACTCCGGTAAGGCCTAAAAAGAACTGAATTGTTTTCATAGTTTTCTTCTATCCCCTTCCTTGGAAGTAATAACATATGGGAAAAAGGCTTCATGTGCAAAACTTGCCATAGGACTGCCGTATACGTCTGCCCATTGCTGTAGCGGAATATTCGTAGTGATGATGGTAGGTAGTCCAGCATTAAACCTAGAACGCAATAGAGCATCAAATGTATTCTCAGACCAACCCGATACATTTCGGTATTCCTTGCCAAGATCGTCTAGGATCAGAATCTTTACGTTTAAGTGGTCCGGGTTATCTCCGTAAATGCCGTCTACCAGGGTGGCTTCTAGGTCATCTGAGTCTGGCTCCCATTGACGCTTCTGAAGCCTAAGGAACCTTGGATAGTCCGTAAAGTACGCTGGACGGGCTGGAGACCTTTCAAGAGACCCTAGGACCTCTCTAGGCATGCCCCGTAGAAGCTCCTGGAGGGCCGTAGAGGCCAGAGTAGTCTTCCCGTGACCTGGATTACCGATCAGAAGCAGACCCATACCGCAGGTTGGCTCTCCAACGGCTTTTATGACCTTGCCGGAATTGACCAGATCTATCCACTTCTTGACCCCGTCTAAAACATTGCCTTCATAAGGCCGAAGGTCAGAAAGCTCCAACCCAACGGTTTTCATTGGGAGGCTAGCCTTGTTGATATAGGAGCGAATGCTCGGAGCTACAGTATTTAAGCTATACATCAGTTGCCACCAAGAAGTTTAAGCATCTTTTCTTGATGAGCCGCAAAGTCATCATCCACATACTCCTTCACCTCAGGTTGGGTTACCTTACCGTGAACCGTAGGGTAGAACTGAAAGAATCTTCTGTAAAGTGGATGGCCCACTCCAGCGTCGCTGTAAAGTCTAGGATCGCTAAAGAACATTCGCATAGCTTTTAGTATTGCCACACGTGGAGTTCCTTTGCCAACAAGATCATTAATCCAAGTAGCGAGATATTTGCCGTTAACCTGACTAGGTACGCCGGGAGCATGTTCTTTAACCAAGTCGTAGAACTCGCCAATGAGATCCTTGGTATCCCAGAGATCTTCCGGCTTCTCATACCGGCGCATAACGGCGGGTGTTGACTCAATCGTAGTCTTCTTGTACTTAGCATTTCGTTTAGCGATCTTGTCTTCGACCTTGCCCACAGATCCTACTTCGTAGTCTGTGTCTAGTTCTCGTTTCTTTTTTGGCTGAGGTTCATCTATTGGCCAGGGCATAATCTCCTCTCTTGGCGCGTCAGCGCCTAGATTAGAAATACGTAGTATTTCTAATCTATTACTGCTATCTAGCTTACTAGTAGTGCCTGGTTCACCGACGGTCGGAATTCCAGGCATCGGTTGATAATTCCAGTTGAACAGGTCTAAGTAATGCTGACCCATGGGTGTAAACCGTAGAGTTGTTACCCAACGGCCTCCCGCAACTTGTTCTTTGAATGCTTTGATGTACCCTGTACGCTTCAGCTCTGAGGCCGCAGCTCGTATGGCATCTCTGCCTTCGTTCATGTAATTAGATTCAATAACTTCTTCTGTGGACATGGGTCTGCCCACGGTCGCGTAAACCATCCACAGGGCACGAGCCATACCAGAAAGATATGGGTTTAGATTAGGTGCTTGCATTTTCCCTCCTTAAGCAGATCTTATAGTCGATCGATCCTATTCGGCAAGCCACGCATTTGTCTTACCGACACTCCGGTAAAAGCCTGCTCTACTGCTAGGGATAATGTCAAACCGACAAACGTTGTGGCTAGAGCGTAGACAACCAAGGTATAGTCATGAACTCCTAGAATGAAAGGGAAGATCATTCCGCCGAGTATTGCCACCAATCCTCGCCACTTTCCGATAGGCAAAATTAAGCCTTCTATGGCGGTAAGAATTGAAGCAGTGGCTAAAGCAGAAAGTACCAGAGTTGTCATGCTTCGACTTTACTCTCTGAAAACTACCCTGTCAACATGGAAGGTATGGCCTGGTTCTGGAGTATCCACGTCTGCGGTTATACGAACCTTGGCGTAAGATGCGCCAATTGTTTCTGAGCTAGTTGCAAAGGCTGCTATATAAGCCCAACGATCGTTTCGGCGTACCTCAATAGTTGAGGTCTTAGTTAGTATTAGGACATCAAACTCGTCGTAGAAGTTTAAGGTAATAGTGTAATTTCCAAAAGCATCCACGTTTTCTGGACGTATAGCTGCTGAAGCATAATAGCCTCTTTGGCTTTTAACTGCAATCTCACCCGAGGTTATTCCAAAGGTAGAACTTGCTGTTGCACTTACTCTGCAGAATGCAGTTCCATGGGTACAGGTTTCATCAAACAATGTTCCTCGAGGAATGGATCTAGTTAGGTTTGCTGATACACCCGCCCAAGATCCTAGGTCGTTTTCAAATGACGCAGAAGGTATCAAAGAATCGTCTAGTTCGGGGAATGAGGTAGTGCTTTTACCTGGAACAATAGCCCAGGTGCTTCCATTAGGCATAATTCGAGATAGAGTTGTATATAGACGGGCGTATTTGTCTCCGTATGTTGTCCAATAAAGGCTCTTGCCGCCATTTCTACTCTCGTATTTCATAGCGTACATATTTACAGCTGGGTTAAGTAGATTAGGTCTTGTAATAGTTTCTGGAGATGCTGGATCTGTAAACTTACTTGGAATACGTCCAAACTCAGCCTGTACCCCATCAAAATAAAATACCGCGGCTGCTCCGTTACCTGTAGATAAGGATAAGGATAAAGCGAATGAGGTTTCCCCAGCAGGCAAGACTCTATTAGTATGGATTCTTGTCCACTCATCTTTGTTAGCTTCAGTAACTATAAAATTACCTACAGCTTGGCCTGTAGTGCTTATAGAGTAAGTTCCTGCTTTATTTCTTACATAGGCTGAAACTACTACATCTTCTCCGCCTAGTGCCGCATAAGGAAGATAGACTGTAATAGATGCCTGTCCACCACCAGCTTTACTTACCTTGCCTTGTTTAGTTCCAAACAAAGCCGGTACTTCAGAAACAGAAGTAAGAGTAGATCCAGAACCTGCTGTCCAATCGGTTGTTGTTTCTAAAGAGGGATTAGATACATAGTTCAAAACATTCTTAGTTTCCCAACGGCAATCCTCTATATCAAAGAAGGTCTCTGTTATAGGAGAGGCTGGGGTAGGAGCGCCATCACCACAGAAAAACGCATCTACCGCCGAGTTCTGTTGAAATAAGGCCGCATCAAAATAGAAGGTGTCCCCAATATCCGCGGTATCTATGTATACAGAGACTTTTGCAAGTGGTCTACCTGAGTCTTGAGAAAACACAGGGGCAATTGAACTTACAGATATTCTTTGAGCAATAGAGTCTATTTCTGCTGGTGCAGAATCTACGATGTACGGAGCTTGTGGGTAGTATTGACCGTCTTCGTCTGAAAGAATAGTTGTTTGTTCATCAGCACTCTGGGGTACTGAGTACTCAATTCTTGCAACAGCATTGTGGGCAGATCCACTAACATATGTGCTAAAGGTATAGCTTTTACCTGGGTCTACTGGTATCCAGTCAGACACCAGAGCTACTCTGTCTTGATCAGTTGTAGCAATTAACTTAGCTACACAGTCTCCATATATAACGGATGTAGCTGGAGCATTAAAATCTTGACTCATGGTTGAGTTGAGGGAATACCATCCACCTAATCCACCTTCAAAAGTAGGATTAGGTATTAAGTTCTCAGATTCTCCAGATATAACTACTTGTACAAGCCTTGCATCTTGATACTCAAGACTGTATTGAGCTTCTCCAAATTTAAGCATATCCAAGAAAAACTCAGCTTGGTTATTTATTGGAGTAATTAAAATATTAAGGACTACATATGCGGCATTTTCTGGTGCCACCCTACCATTACGTCCAGCTACAGATCCTGAATTAAATTCTTGCCAAGTAGTTCCAGCTGTGAGTGCTGAGTTGTAAGATTCGCTAGATAGCAAAGTGCCAGATTTATCATGCCAGTTTATTCTGGCCTGTACTGTTCCAATCTTGTCAGCTGCTTTAGTTCTAACCCATCCTGTAAATAAATATCGTTTACCCGGAGTTACTGGTATTCCGTACAAGATTGGATTAGACCCATTTAAAGTTAGGGTTACTGCGGAATTATGTCCGTGTACTCGTGCAAACGCTGTAGTACGTGGTGGAAACAATAAATCATAAAGTCCTGGGGTTGGAGCAGTTACTGCTACTCCTATTTCTGCAAGTGAAGCAGCAAATGTGTGGCGAGTAAAGTTTCCTGCACTTGTTGTCCAACGCCCTAAAGATTCCTCAAAGGAAGAATCGTTGTAATCTAGCATTAGATTATGCCCAGTTACTATCTCGTTAGTCCAGTGAGTTAAAGCAGTCGTATAAGACTTAACTCCGGATGAGGTACCCTTTAAGCTGTTAATAATATTTCCAGAACCGTACAAAGCTCTGTGATACAGATCTCCAAGAGCAGGCTCGTAGCTAAATCCTAGGTCTGTTATTTTATTTTTTAAAATAGCGGCTGGTAGGTATTGATAGTTTGAGCTTTTATATAGAAGCTCAGCCTCTGTTCTAAATTTATCGTACTCAAACGCGTAAGCTGACAGGGTATTGTAGAGATCGGAATCCTCGGGTTCACCTGTGGCATCTCCTGGTGCATTAAGCCAAGCTCTAGGAATCCACTTACTTATTTTGTTTAAAGTATCGGTTTGACTTACTAAAACAGTTCTAGCGCTTCCGCAGTTAATCCAACGAATTCCGTTAAAGATCCAAAAAGAATAAGTTACTTCTGATCCTTCATCAATATTTTGGAAGTCAATTTTAGACAGGCGATAGTTAGTAATAAGATCGCCATCTACCAGAATACCGTCGTATGGGTTATTAGGGGCGCCTGCATAACTCTTGATTAACTTCCAATGAGTAGGGCGTCCAACCGTTGCAGCTCCAACTGGGTCTATTGTAGTAAGCGGGATATCTACGTTTGATTTAGTGTAGGTAAAAGTAGTTGGTGAAGGTATAGAGCTAATTGTATAATTTCCGTTTGTAGCTTCTAAAGTTCCACTTATGTTTACTGGTAGGTTTTCAATAAAGTTGTGGGCAGAGGCAGTGGTTACGGTAACAACGTTATCGTCTAACACAATAGAAGTAATCTGTGCGATAATATAATCTGCAGGGTCGCTAGTTACAGAACCCCAAACTAAAGAGACTGTCTGATAGTCATAAGACCAGGCCCTTAGATTTACGTTGTTATAGACACGGGTGTTTTCTATTTCACCGTATTTGGGTAGGCCGTATGAGGAAAACGAATACTTAGCCATTTACATCCCTGCAAGTAAGAACGGATCAAACCTTACCGCTTCAGCTTGAGCTAAAGCGTCGTTTGCTGTGGTATTTAAGGTGTTGTACTCGGTACTTCCTACGTATAAGACATTTGCCGCATTTACCTTTGGTATGCCTGCGCTGTTTACATTAAACCCCAAAGTGTTATCAGAAGCTCTAGCTTCAAAAATATTAGAAGTTCCAGAGATAGTCTTAATGACTAAGCCAACAGTTCCAGCTGTAGGCTGAATAGCATCACCGGCTTTTTTAACGTATGGGCTGTTAACGCCAGTGCCGCTCACTAACCCAGCTTCAATGTTATTGATGCGTTGATCTAAGCTTGTCCACTCAGTAGTAGTAGAGAACGTGCCGGTATAGCTAGAAGTTAATGGGTTTCCACCTAGAGCGGTAGCTCCAAGGACTATTTCTAGGGCACGTACCTCATCCTGCAGAGCGTTTACGTGGTCGGCAAGTACGGTATCTACAAGGTCAACCTTGTTTGTAAAGGTACGAATACTTGAGGGATATGATGCTGGCATGTTAGATACCTCTTCCTAGTTTTTGGTATTTTCTCACGATAGCCCACCAGTTGTCGTGATAATCAGGTTGTCTGGTAAAAGAAATGGAATCTGGCTAGCGCTAAGAGAGATATTGGCGGCAGAGGCACCGTTGTCCGTATTTAGCTTCGTTACGGTTACTGACTCTACACCTTCAATTCCAGCAGCTGTGGATATCACTTTAGAAAAAGCAATAGATCTTGCAAAGGTATTTTGCTCAAATGAGAAGAGCTGATTATCATCTAAAAACGCCTTGATGATGTTTAGCTTAACGGTGTTGTTTCTATAAGATGGGTTTACGTTTACCGATAGAGATACATAT